TCTAGGGGTCTATTTTCTAGACTCCAGAAAATGTAAATCCGATTGGGTCTATTTAACCCTTGGTATACTTCTTTAATCAATCCACAATCGTTTAACTCTTTCTTGGCATTTATAATAGTTTGACGGCTACAAGATAATGTTTCCATTAGTTCTTCTATTGTGAAATAGACGTAGACATCTCCATTCTTGTCGTACCAATTATTTTTAATCGAGTATGTTCTTCTGTCGAATACCAGCATATATACAATTTTTGCTCGTATACTCAAATGCTTGTATTCTTCTTCAAGCAACCATTTCGGAAATTGGTAAAAAACGTTGTTTCTCACTTCATTTATCTTCACCTTTTCTCCTTTCTAAATAACCACGTTTCGTGGTCTTGGGTCTGAAAAAATTTCGCTGATATCTTTCTCTAGAACATCAGCGATGATAAACATTTCATCAGATTTAAAAGCACGTTGCCCCTTCTCTTTTTGACGATATGCAGTTTCTGAAATACCTAATTTTTTTGCTAATTGTTTTTGCGTCATTCCTTTTTCTTTTCGTAATTGATAAAGATATACTTGCACGTTCCTACCTCCTTTCTAAATTTGGTATAATATAATAAAAACGAATGGAGAAATCTTATGGATTCTAGTAAACTATTCTGCTTGTTTTGCGGTTGTTCTATTCCAAATCACGACGGTACTTTTCGAGAAGACGAGCACTACTTTTTGATTCATCGTCCGCATTTTCCCATCGAAGAAAACTTGAGTGACAAAATAACAATACAAACAATGAATTGTCCAAACTGCCATAAAGTTTCAATCGACATCGTGGGCGTAGGAAGTCAATTCCCAAATCGCATTATGCACTTCAATCCAATTTCACTTGCTAAAGTTTACCCGGAATACATTCCACAGACTATCAGAAGTGATTATGAAGAAGCTCACGCTATCTTAAATCTCAGCCCCAAAGCTTCTGCTACCCTCTCTAGACGTTGTCTACAAGGAATGATTAGAGATTTTTGGGGAATTTCTAAAGCAAGGTTAGTAGATGAGATAGATGCTTTGAAAGAGTCTGTTGACCCAAGCACTAAAAATGTACTCGATGCTCTACGAAAACTTGGAAACATTGGCGCCCATCCAGAAAAAGATATAAATCTTATAGTGGATATCGAACCAAATGAGGCTCACAAGTTGCTGAAGTTTATAGAATTACTTATGCAAAAATGGTATATTGAACGCCATGATAACGAGCGATTACTACAAGATATTTTAGATTTGGACAAAGATAAACAAAATCAACGCAAACCTAAAAATTCTTGATAATGCGGAGAGCAAGGATCTAATTCAAATATTAGATTGCCGTCCATGTTATAGTACTGTTCTACAACTCTAATGCCATCCGTCTCGGTTCCTTCGCCTCTCAAAATTGAAAGGTGGATAACTTTTTCAACCTTCAATTCATCAGGTCTACCACGTCTATCGTGGTATTTTTCTTTTTGCCCTGACATCTTTTTCCTCCTTTCTCTTTTTTCGCTCTATGAGCAACAGCTAGGAGAGGAGTCGCACCTCTCTACGCTACCCTAGCTCCTTTCGCTTCTTCAACCTTTTCAATAACTAAGATTGTAAGAGCCATTTCCTGAAAGTCTTTGTCGTCAAATCCGATAACATCGCCATACACTCTGATTGCTGTCAATAGTGTATTGTACAATGCGTACATATCATCCGATAATAGTTTTTCACGATCTAGGATTTCTCCAAGTTTCAATGAGCGTCCTCTGCGATTCTTAACTTGTAAGATTTCTTTTGCTAGTGCGATTTGTTCTTGTGTCGTAAGTCCTTTATTCATTGTGTTTCCCTCCGAATTGTTTTTTGTTATTTCCTTAACCTTGATTATATTATAGCACACGTTTCGTGGGTCGTCAACACTTTTTTTACTTTTTCGCAAAAAAGTTTTCTTTTCGTGGGTTTTATGTTATACTTTACTTATAGAAAGGTAAAAAGGACTCAATCATGAATAAAGAAGAAATTGCCATTATCATAGGTGAAAATATAAAACAATATAGACTTCAAAATGGTTGGACTCAACAAGAATTGGGTTCTAAGATAGGGATGAGTAAAAATGCTATCGGGAATTACGAGAAGGGTTTTAGATCTCCTAAAAAGGATACAATGTTTGATCTAGCTAATGCTTTTAACATTTCAATTGACGATCTTTTCCCTCCGATTCAAAAAGACTCCTCTTCTAATACTTCCCTAATCCAAGCCATCTACGACCAGTTACACCAGCCAAGGCAGAAAAAAGTCCTGACCTATGCAGAGAAGCAATTGAACGAGCAGAGAAATGAAGAAAAAGCTCAACCAAACGAAGTATTGGAGGTCATTCAGCTTTATAGTTACGACTACTACGACCACCCAGCCTCTGCAGGTACAGGGCAATATTTGAACGATGTACGAGTGGAGCGGATTGAATTGCCAGTAGATATCGATGCTGACTTTGTTATTCCCATCAAAGGGGATTCCATGGAACCTGACTATCACGATGGAGACTTGGTATTCATCCAGACAAGTGTTGAGTTAAATGATGGAGTTATTGGAGTGTTCAACTATAACGGCAATGCTTATATCAAGCAACTTGTTATTAATAAAGACCAGGCATACCTACACAGCTTGAACCCAGCTTACAAAGATATGCCAATCACACCAGAGACAGACTTCCGAATTATCGGCGAAGTTGTGGATTTGTATAGGGAGGAGTAAAATGAGTAGCGAAAGCAGACCAATGGAAGTGATTAAACACAACCTAGACTGCAAATGCCATAGACGAAGAGAATGGATTAGAGTCAATGATAAGTGGCATGCCATCGAGTTTTCAGTGGATGACCCAAACGAACCTCCTATGACAGAGGAAGAGAAAGCCAACATGGCCTTAATTCTTCAACAACACTTATCGAAAGAATAAACCTAGCTGTTTCCAAATCGGAAACGGTTCAAATAAAAAAGCCCCACGCTTTCAAAAAGTTTGGCGACTTCAAGCGTGAGGTTTGAAAAGATAAAGA